ACATCAGTGCTTATCGCCAAAGCAATGTGGGCATTGATTACGTCACGCGCCTAGATTCCGGCAAGCCTGGCCCGCACGTCATTGTTCAAGCGCTCACCCATGGCAATGAGTTGAGTGGCGCCATTACCTTGGACTATTTGTTCAAGCAAAATTTTCAGCCTATTTGTGGTGTGGTGTCGTTCATTTTTGCCAATGTGGCGGCCTACCAAATGTGGGATCCGCAAAACCCAGATGGCAATCGATTTGTGGAAGAAGACTTCAATCGCGTTTGGTCTGACGAAGTTTTAAAGGGCCCGCGCGACAGCATAGAACTGCGCCGTGCGCGCGAATTGGTGGACTACATCGACACCGCCGACTTCTTGCTCGACTTGCACTCTATGAGCGCACCCAGCGCCCCCCTGATGGTGTGCGGCGTGCGCCCCAAAGGCGGTCAAAAATCAATCAACCTGTCCGCCAAAATTGGCCTGCCCGAATGGCTCATGGTGGACACTGGTCACGCCAACGGTTTGCGCATGATTGAGCGCGCTGCCTTTGGCGATCCGAACAAACACAACACCGCCATCTTGCTAGAGGCGGGTCAGCATTGGGAAAAAGCATGTGAGCAAATTGCACGCGAAACCACTTTGAAGTTTTTGAAAGTCACAGGCGTGGCCTCGGCCGAATGGGTCGATTCACGTTGCAGCTTGCCAGCGCTTGATCAAAAGGTGGTGCAAGTGACTGAAGGCTACCCAGCACAGTCGCTAGACTTTGAATGGCTGGCGGTTTACAACGGCTTAGAAGTGATTGAAAAAGCAGGCACCGCTTTGGCTGAAGATGCGGGCCACACATTGCGCACGCCTTATGACAACACTGTGTTGATCATGCCCACGCGCAGCAAGCGCTTTACGGTGGGCAGCACCATGGTCCGTTTTGGTCGGGTAGAAAGCCTGACCTGATCGCTGCTGGCTGTTGATTTCAGCCTGTATTGCGTCTGCAAATTGCAAATAAGCCGTCTTTGAAGGGCATTGACCCCTTGCAATTTGTAGAACAGGCCTAAAATACGAGGCTTGGGGCTGCACTGGTTTCGACATGGGTTCGGACGCGTGGCAGGGCATGTCGAGGTTCTGATCCTCGTAAAACAGCAGAAAAAAAACTAACTGCAAACGACGAACGTTTCGCACTCGCCGCTTAATCCGGTGAGCCTTGCAACAGTTGGCCGATAGGCTGGGCAAGGGGGCAATAGGCGTTAAAACCTAAAGCTTCCAGGCTGCAAGGGAAAACATATGGGCTGGCGTCACATCGGGCATCTTGGTGTGGCGCGAGAAAATAGGATGCTGGTTGAGTTCATAGCGTGTCGCTGCGCGATGAATTTGACGAGACTCAAATCAGACGACTACACATGTAGAACTGTACGAAAATGGCTTGTGGACGCGGGTTCAATTCCCGCCAGCTCCACCATTTGCAATTTGAGAGAAGCACTCTCTCAGTTTTTAAGAACCCCGCAGAGGCCCTGTCTTTGCGGGGTTTCGCCGTTTTTAGGTGTTGTCTTCGTCCTAAAAAGACGCCCTGAAAAACACCGTTTTGGGCTGTTTTTACTCTCTATTCTCCAAAACTTGTGGACTTGAGAGTAGCCAGTCAACAAGTCGGACCCTTTAAAAATCAACAACTTATGCACTCTCAGAGCCTGCCATTCTTTTTGACGCCGCGCCTAGGAGAGTTGATCAATAAAAACAACTCTACGCGGCTAGATGCAAACAGTTGCTGGTTTGGTATCTTTGTCAAGAACATCACTTGGAATGCCGATGTTCAGATACCAACCTATCGACCCTGCACCGAGTTTCTCGGCATGGTGGTAGTAAACCCAAGCCCTCACATACTGCAGGACGAGTGCTAGGAAAACACCTGCTTTGGCGATTGATCCAGCAGAAATGTTATTTGTAATGAATGCTCTCTTCAGGTTTGCGTGTAGCCCTTTAGGACTGGAGTTAGGGTGCTGTCCAAGAAAACATTCAAAGTTCAATGTTTCAGAATACTCTGTTGGTAGGAGGTACTTTTCTTTTAGTTTGCGCCAAAGCACTACAGCCACAACCACAAGGTGTCATTCACAAAGCTCGTCTCGAACTTGGCCACGGGGTTGAATCTCAACAGCGTAGGCTGCAAAGTGATTGATCACGAGCAGATCTGGCGATTGGGGGTCCTGCAGTCGGGCAGGTCAAAGCCTACGACTTGGTACTTTGCCAGGCAGCTCCACAAACCAAGCGTAGCTGGACGATTGCGTGAGCAAATTCATCTCGAAAAAACGGCAGAGTCGAGCGTAGTTCTGACCAGCAGCGATTTGCCTTTGCCAAAGGAATCGCCGCTATTTGGTTTTGAAGTGCTTAACCTTGGGATGGCCGCACGCATCAGTCAAAGCCGCTTTGAGTTCTTTGACGTCAATGCAAGTTCAGCTACTCAAATCATGGTGGATGCAAAACCAGATACGACGCTTAAGTACGTTGAGTCGGATTCTTGCGTTTGGATCGACGGTGTGAAACACATGCTTGAACCTCGGCAGAGGCTCATCTTGCTGGCGCTCATGAACGATCTAGATCACGAGATGGACAAAGCTGCGTTGCAAAGAAGTTGCAAATCTCAGTCTCAGAGCTTTTCACCGAGCAAGGAGTTTGAGCGCAACAAAGCTGTGTATGAAAGGTTCATCCACTACCTCCGTGACGACATGCGCTACCAGCTGCAAGTCCCATTGGGAGAGTCGTACCACTGATGTTTTGAATATGGTTTAGCAGTTGCCATATCTTTCACCCGGTCCTGACGCAAGTCTGGCCGGGTTTTTTGCTTTTAAGACCCATGAAACACGTTTGAGTAGTCCGGTTGAGTAGTCTGAGTAGTGGTTTGAGGAAGTCGCTTCGAGAGGATCAATCCATCGATTAGCAGTGCTTACGCAAGTGTTGCAAGTCGGTGGTCATTAACCCTCAAAGGAGCTGCAAATGCAGACAGAAACTAACCACAGGTCCCGGCACCTGACCCAACAAGAGTTGGCAAATCGCTGGAACAAGTCCGTTCACACCATTGAACGCTATCGCACCGAAAGTGTCGGCCCCGTCTACCTCAAGATCGGTGGCAAGGTCATGTACCGCATTGAGGATGTCGAGGCCTATGAGCACGAGTGCTTGTACGCCAATCCCCAGTCGCGTATCGCAAGTGCGGAGGTCTGAGCTATGTCAAACCTCATGGTCTACCCCGCAGAGATTGCGGAAATGACGGTCAACCAATTGGCCGCTCTCCCTCACGCCAAACTGGTTGAGGCAACTACAAACCTGGACGAGCTGCTCAAGTGGGCAAAAGAAAACCGTCAAAAGCTTGATGCCGCGATGGAAATGCGCTTCGGTGGCCAAGGTCGCGGTGCATTGAACGAGTCGGGTCGCGACTTCGGAACGGTCCACTTCAACGATGGCCCCCTGTCAGTGAGCTATGACTTGCCCAAGCGCGTGAGCTGGGATCAAGCAAAGCTCAAAGAGATTGCTGAGCGCATCGTCGCAGCAGGCGAGCCCTTGTCCGAGTACATCGATGTGGAGTTCTCTGTATCGGAGAAGCGCTTTAGCGCATGGCCCACAAACATGAAAGAACAGTTTGTGGAAGCTCGCACGGTCAAAGGCGGCAAGCCAGCAATCAAGGTCGAGTTCAACGGTGTGGAGGTGCAGTGATGTCGTTACCCATCATCTCCGCTGAAGAGCGCCTGCGCGAAAAACACAGCGCCAAGATCTGCCTCGTTGGTATCCCCGGCATCGGCAAGACAAGCCAACTTCACACACTGCCCTCAGGAGCGACTTTGTTCGTGGACTTGGAAGCAGGTGACCTCTCCGTGAAATCGTGGAAGGGTGACGCCGTTCGCCCCCGCACTTGGCAGGAATTCCGCGACCTCGTGGTGTTCTTGGCTGGCCCCATGCCAACTGCAACCAAGGACCAGACCTTCTCGCAAGCGCACTACGACCACGTATGTGAAAAGTATGGCGACCCCGCGCAGTTGGCCAAGTACGACTACTACTTTGTCGACAGCCTGACCGTGCTCTCTCGTCTGTGCTTTGCATGGTGCAAAACCCAGCCTCAGGCGTTTAGTGAAAAGACGGGTAAGCCTGATAGTCGCGGTGCGTATGGCTTGCTGGGTCAAGAAATGATCGCAGCTCTCACGCACCTGCAGCACGTTCGAAACAAGCACGTGATCTATGTGGCCATCTTGGAAGAGAAAACGGATGACATCGGTCGTCGCAGTTTTCAGCTCCAACTCGAAGGCAGCAAGACAGGACTTGAGTTGCCAGGCGTGCTCGATGAAGTCATCACCTTAGCACCCATCAAGGACGAGAACGGCGGCACTTATCGCGCCTTTGTCACTCGCGCTGACAACCCCTACGGCTTTCCAAGCAAGGACCGCTCAGGGCGACTTGAAGCACTCGAGCAACCCGATCTGGGCAAGTTGATCAACAAGTGCCTCAACGTCGATGCGAACGAGTTCGCACCCACACACACCGAAACCAACATTTAAGGAATTGAAATGACTACAGCTCACGCACATGGTTCCAGCTGGAACGACTTTAACGACGCCCAAGCACAGCAGGGTAGCTTTGATCTGATCCCCAAGGGGACGATCGTTCCCGTTCGCATGTCCATCAAACCCGGTGGCTTTGATGACTACACCCAAGGCTGGACCGACGGCTATGCCACTCAGTCCAATGAAACGGGTGCGGTCTATCTGGCTGCCGAGTTTGTTGTGACCGCTGGCGCTTATGCCAAACGCAAGATGTGGACAAACATTGGTCTGCACTCAGCCAAAGGCCCAACTTGGGGACAAATGGGACGCGGCTTCATCCGTGGTTTGCTCAACAGCGCACGCAACGTGCACCCGCAAGACAACTCACCCCAGGCATCCGCTGCACGACGCATCAACGGTTTTGTTGACCTTGACGGTATTGAGTTCATTTCCCGTGTTGACATTGAAAAAGATGGCCGAGGCGACGACCGAAACATCGT